GGTCACAAGTAGATGACTCAAACAGCGGAATAACCTGGACGGAAGTTCATAAAGCTGCATAAAAGTTTTGACAAACTTTAAATTAATCATTAAATTTTAAATTAGGAGATTAAATGGCATCAACTTATTCGACAGGTTTAAGAATAGAGCTGCAAACCACAGGAGAAAATTCTGGAACTTGGGGTACTATTACCAATAACAACTTTTCTCAAGTATTTGAATTTGCTATTGCTGGTGTTTATGCAAAAACCCTCTCTGGTACAGGGCCTACAACTTTAACAAATAATGATGGTCCTCAAACTCAAGCTAACAATGAAGCTAGACAAAACCAAATAATTTTTTCTGGAACTATTTCAACTACTCACATAGTACAGTTTCCAGCTACACAAAAAACTTACGGACTTTATAATAACATTTCAGGAGGCGCTGATGTTACTGCAAGATTAGGCGCTACTGGAAACACAGTTACAATAACAAATGGAAAATACAGATTAGTTTCTACTGACGGAACTAATTGGTATGATATTTTTACACTCGCTGGTTTAGGTGAATCTTGGATTGAAAAAAGTGGTAACTACACAGCTTCAGATGGGGACAACATATTTGTTGATACGTCTGGCACTGCTGTAACTATTACTTTACCTGCTTCTCCTTCAATAGGAAACCAAGTTAAAATAATTGATTCACACGGTACATCAGGAACCAACAATATTACTGTTGCAAGAAATGGTTCTAAAATACAAGGTGCAACATCAGATTTAACAATTTCAACTAATCGTGCTGGTATAGCGTTGGTGTTTTATGACAGTGACAACGGTTGGTTATTAAAGTATAACGATTAATTATGGCTAACTTACAAGATATAGTAAACAGAAGTGAAGTAGGGGCTATCAAGCCTTGGACAAAAGCAACAGCTCCAGATGGTTATTTGTTGTGTGATGGCTCAGCCGTTTCAAGAACAACTTATGCAGATTTATTTGCAGTTGTTGGAACTACTTACGGCACAGGTGATAACTCAACTACTTTTAATGTACCTAATCTACAAGGTAAAATGCCTCAAGGTTTTGATGGAAACACATACAACTTAGCAGGCACAGGTGGAGCAAATACTGTTACCGTTTCTGTAACTGATAACAAAGCTGCATCGTCTACTAGTACACAATCTGTAACTGTTACAGGTAATATTGATAATACATCTTTAACTGAAGCCCAGTTAGCAAGTCACGGTCACCCTATTTTTACTCAATCAGGTACTGGTGGTCCAATGATGGCAGGTCGTGGATTCACTGGTTTTTATAGACCAGGTCAAGGTAACAGTCAAAACTCGCCATTTACTATTTCATTGGCTACTGAACAATCTGCAAATATTCAGTTAACTAATTCTGGATCAGGTACAGGTCATAACCATAGTCATAATTTATCAGGAACTTTAACAGGTAATATTACAACAAACTTAACTGGTTCTGTTACGGCTTCTGGAACAAATTCATTTTCACCTTTTGTGGTGGTTAACTATATAATTAAACATTAGGAGATATTGATGGCAACACAAATTGTAATACATAACGGTAGCTCAATTTTGTTAGATGATTCTTACAGAATAAGTTGGGCAGACAAAGGTAAAGATTGGGTAGATGGTTGGGTACCAAATACAATTCATGCTGTTATTTATAACAATCTCGCAGGTCCAAATGAAATTCAAAACAAAGATGCATCAACAGGAATGATGACTGGTAATACTTCATTATCATCTACAAGTGATGCAGTTGGATCTACGACAATAGCTGCTTTGTTAACATGGGGAGAAACTAGAAAAGGTCAAATTCAAAGTGCTAGCTTAGATCTTGCTAATTACGAAGAAAACGCATTTACTAAATGGGTTGACGATGGAAACCAAGCTGAAGATTTTCATCCGGGTAATAGTGCTACAGCCTCTCATATTGATTGGTCAAAGACATGGATTGACTTTGACGAAAATTATTCTTAATTAAATTAACGAATCCAAGTAATTATTGCGTGTCTATCTCCGTTAGTAACGGGCATCACTGCATGAGGAAAACAAAAATTACTAGGAAATACTACGACACTTCCAGCTTTCTTTTCAACAACATACTCACCTTCAAAAAAAGAAAAATCACCACCGTCGTATCCATCATTTAAAATAAAAGAACAACTCAAAACTCTCGGATGTAAATCAAAGTGATCAGTATGTGTTTTGTATTCACCTTTTTCAGAACCTTTGTAAATTAAATGAATATATCCTGTGTCCTCTGTTGTTAATCCTGTACCAAAATGTCGAAAAGTTTGAGCATATTTTCTTAAAACTTTACCGACACCTTCATAAATTTTTTTATCAAAATCATTATTCAATCTGTTCTGATAACAATTCCTGTAATTAGAATTTGTTGTGTCGTCATCCACTGTTGCTCTTTGAAAATTATCAAAGTTAATATTGTTTATAATACTTGTGCATGTTTCTTGATCAAGAATGTTATCGTAGCATTTGATGTAGTCTGTAAGATTTATCATTTAAAAGATTTTTTACTCCAAAAATATTTTTTGTACCTGTCCATCCATTCATTGTTCAAAATATTTAAAACTTTACTGTGCGCTTTTTCATAATAAAAACCACACCATTGTTTCCATGATTCTCTCTTAAACGGTATTACTTGAACCATTGGTTCTCCTTTTTTTATTAAGAATTGTTTGTCTCTTTTATTTAAAATAAATGGAAAGTTGATTGTATTGATATAAGTATCTGTATCAACTACTCCTGCAATAATATCAAATCTAGGCTCTATCCTATTCATTGGTTTGACAAATAAGCAGCTATAACCTGGCGGTGTTATAATTAACCATTTGTTAACAAATTTTCCTGCATTCTCTCCCGTTGTTTCTTTCCACTCCTCTGGTAGTTGTGCTTTATTGTGAAATCCAAAATTATTTTGTTCTCTGTTAGCTGGCGTTACAGAAAAATCATTTTCTATTGGATCCACTAAGTAGTCTTGATCAAATGGTATGATGTAACCTAATGTTAAAGAATCTAGAAATGGTACACATGTTTTTACTGTAGGGTCATGCAAGTTGTTATCTTTAAATCTTTTAAGTTTTTTGTATTCGTCAGGTATAAATCTTGATGCTGGTTTTGGATTTGGCCAAATATCTTTCATATTTCCGTCTGTCGCAACAAATTTAATTTTATTTTCAAACAATTTTTTTACCTACAAAATTAAAAGACATCGATCTTCTTATAGGATCTTTATCATTTGTTTTAAATGGAAAAACCATATGCATGTGAGAGGCCTCAAAAATATAAAAATGACCAACTACAGGTTTAAAAAAATTTACAGCATCTCGAGGATAAATAAAACCTAATGTGCCATCTCTAAATTTATGTTCGTGTTTGACATCATTAATTAAGTTTGGAACTTTTAAAAACATTACTGTTGACCAACCTGTTTTATCGTGATGTGTATGAGGAGGATTATATTCATTTGGCTTCATGTCATTAATCCACATAGATGAAATGCTCAAATCTAAAACAGGAGTATCTAGCAAACCAAAGTGATTCATCGACATTATATAATCATTCATGTAACTTCGTAATGTATGCATAATTGGAAGTTTTGGAACTATATCTATAACACTTAGTTCAGTTTCCATTCTGCCCGCCAACTTAGGTCCTTTATCTTCTAAATTATTCCTTGATTCATCAAAGGCATTATTTAATTCTTCTATTTCTTTAAGAGAAATTTCGTATCTTTTTATAATTCTACCACTTAAAAATGTTTTGCTCATACTTTCTTGACGCATTATTACCATCTATTTGTCAACAAAACAATTTAAAAAAATACTGTTGCGAAGATAAAAAATATGTTTACATTAGGTTCTCACCAAAATTAACAATCACAGGAGATATTATGAGCGAACAAGATTATTTAAAAGCTATTGCTGTCCTTGCTGACAAGGTGAGCAAATACCACGAAAGACTATTGGCTATAGAAAGAGATTTCGAACGTCACATGAAAGACGCAGCTAATCACTGCCCAGATGATTGTGATTGTAAAAAAACTACGTAAAAAAATTATTAATAGAGTATCTAAAAGAACCATTGCCATTCCATTGAAGAGGAGTGTGATAAACATCGGATGTAAAAAAGATAGCTCTATTGGGTTTAAAACCAACATGCATGTCTAGTTCACCATCTTTGTAAAAACCTGTGCCATTATTAATTGATTTAGGACCGTGCATATAAATTAAACATTGATGAGTGCATCCTTTATTTAAATCAATGTGTGGTCTTGGTTTATCAGTAGCTCCTACCATAGTGTAAAGAGAAGGATAAACGTATTTAGAAATTTCGTAATGAAAGTGTTCTTGTATTAATTTTTTTATTACGATTTGTAACTCACAATTATCTGGTAAATAATGCACGTGCCAAAAAGTGCCATCGAATGCTTTTCTTATTTCAGCTTCAGGTGGAGCATACTCTATGCTCACCATCTCGTTTACAATTTTGGTGTATATGTCGTTTTTAAAAAAATTTTCTTTTACAAATATACTTGACACTATTTAGGTGTTTGACCAAGCATATCTTTTAATGATGGAGCAAATACTTTAACATCTCGTCTAATTTTTTCAGCGGTTGTTGAAGTGTTTGGATCATCTATGTCAGCTTGCATAGCCTCTTCTGATTCGTACTCTTGACCAGTATCCATGTTAGTTAGTGTGGTTTCTGTTTTAACTTTATATTTAGGAATTGTTCTCCCATCTTCTAAAGTTATTGTTCCTATTTGTTCTGCGGGTTCAATTATCGGCATTATCTCTCCAATTAATGTTAAAACTTAAAATAACTCTATCTTCTTTAGAATTATTTATTTTAACTTCATGTTGTAACCATGATGGGAAAAAAATCAATGTATTTTGTTTTGGTTCAAAGTCTACGCTGTGTGCTATATGCACAGAGGCGTCTTTTTTCTTTGGCGGTGATAACACCTCCGCCTGTGGTTTTGGCTCTAAAAACACTAAATTACCGCTTTTAGGAGGTACTTTTAGATAGTACACTCCAGATAGATAATTATAAGGATGCGTATGTATATTATTTCTAGAACCTGGTGGGTTAATCATACCCCACAGACCTGTCATTTCAGGAACATACTTGTCTTGAACATCTAAATGGTTAAAACATTCTTTTGCTTTTAAAAGTATGTCACCAACCGTGCTCTTAAATTCCTCATCTTTGTAAAGCTCATCACTACTGTGCCAGCCTCCAATATTTGATCTTGGCATACCTTTATCATCTTTAGCTTTTATTTCGTAAAGTCGATCTACTAAGTGACCGTGGCCCGTAACCTCTGTCATCATAACAGGTGTTATAAATAGTGATTGTAAATTCATAATATACCTTTCTAAAGTTGACCTTTTGTAACCTCCATAAAACTTACAATTATGTGAACTTGGTTAGCAGCGTTTGCCTGCGCTTTTAGTACATCAGACTCTTGCAAAACAAGAGGCTGAGATAGTAACTCTGTTGTAGTGTTAGTTGCCACACTTTTAGCTTTAAATAATTCAAAGGTGGCAGAGGATCTAACAACTTCTAAATCTACTAATGTTGTGCTTCCAGAATCATTACAGATTAGGATAGATTTAATCACATCCGTCGTAGGTGGCACAGGCGGTGTGGCACCTGGATTAGCTGTTGGCACTGTTATTATAGTTGTTAAATCTGTTGATGTCATATCAACCATTGCACTTTTAAATGTATTAGCCAAGGAAAAAGCCCTCCGACTCTGTTTCTTCTTTAAGATCTTGTTGGTAGTTTGTATTTAATAAGAGTATTATTTGATCTAAAAGTCTAACCATTTGATCAAACTGACTAGGATCATATTCTGGTGTAGCATTAGGTAATCTAGTAATCGTAATTTTAGCCATAAAAACCTCCAAAAGGATTAAAAAAATATCCTAACCCACCAGTGTTCATGTTTAATCCTTGACCTCTATTTTGCATTAAACTTGCAATACCCTGTTCTATCTTATTAAGTCTATCATTAATACCACTAAACTGATCGTCATAACCTATTAATTGTTGGCCTACTCTATTAAAAAGACCTGTGTCAGGCGCTCTTGCTGAAGTTTCAATATCTTGTATTCCTATTTGTGTTGGAGTTGTTGGTAAACCAGGAGAACGAATTGCTTTTGGTGCCTCTGGTAAACCTGACATAGGTGTTTGTTCAGATAAAGGTACACTAGGTGGTGTTACATTTAATTGATTATCTGCTTTCATTGGAGCTAAAGGCAATAAAGTACCTATAGTGCTTGGAAACTCAATGTTATATTCCTGCATTGTTTTAGTTGGATATCCTCTTGTTTCCATTACATCTTTGGCATACGCGTTAAATGCAGGACTTTTAATATCTTGTTGCAGCATTCTTATTTGAATTTGATTTACTAAAGCATCACCTTGTAGTTCTTTTTCAACTTCCTGCGGCCTTAATAGTGGATTGATCATCTTCTACCGTCTGGTCTTATTTCTAATTTTTGCGAACCAAGTCTCCAAGGTGTATCATCTACTGTATTAGTTGTATATCGTATTTTAACTGCCCTACCTCTGCCTCTAACACTTATTTTTTCTGTAGTGCTAGTAATTGATCCACTAGTTTGTACATTTGATGCTGATTGAGGATATTGTTCTAAAGTTAGTTGTGCTGTCATTGTATTAGCTAAGTTGTCAAAGTCGGGTACTAATTTATTCACAGACATTAGCTGATCACCGTCGGCTATTTCAACAGAACCTGTTTCTAAAAAAGCTGTAATGGCAGTGCCATCTGCTTGATTATTACCAGACTCATGTTCAAAAATAGATGACGCACCAGCAGTTAAACCAAGTATGCTTGTAGCGTTTGCAGTAGCAGAAGAGTTATACTCTGTAGCTATGGGTTTTTCATAAACATAAGCACCGAGCCACGTAGTTCTTGCAAGATTTATTGTATACCAAGTGCCTTCTAAATAGTTATAAGCAACAGCTCTATCTATTTGTGTAGCGTTAGCTGAAGGATAATACCAAATTATTTCGTTAAAAGCTGTGTTTAGACCAACAGCAATGTCATTTTTATTTGTGTAACTTAAATCATCAAATACATAATCTTGCACAGAGCAAGGCATTTTTTTGACAACACCATCAAAAAGGTAAAAAGCATTATCTGACATCCAATAAGCAACACCATTTACTTCTATTGCTGCGTGTTGTGCTATTAAACCAGCATTAGCACCAAGTTGTCTAAGACCAAAAGTAAAAGGTGTGCCAACAAATTGAATACCGTGTAATGATGTATCTGTCCATACAAGTATTTGACCTGTTGATTTGACAGCACCAACAATTCTAGAGCCATCTGTTATTCTTAAAGATCCTGCCTCGTTTGTAGCGACAGGTGTGTAATCTGTTGCATCTTCTCTATCTGAAAATCTAAATAGTAAATCGTCTTGTGTAGCTGTATTGCCTATCGTTGTTTCTGTGCCAAAAATTAATAAGTGTCTTGTGTCAGTTGAAACAAGACTAAATCTAGATGCTGTTGGAGCATTTGATAAAGCTGTTGCTCTTGAAGCTAAACCTCCTGACGTGTCCCAAATAAATGTTCCTCCATCTAAAACGGTTGCTATTAAATCTTCACCAAAATTATCTAGAGACCAGTTTCTGCCTGCAACAACAACATTAGAGGAAGATCTTGGTTCATCCCAAGTGCTTGCGCCCCATGTCTCAGTACCCCAACCGTAACCGTATGTTGAAGACGTTGGTCCAGGATTTATTTGATATGTAGCAGTCACTGATCCACCACCCGCTGCCGTAGTACCAGAGGCATTAGTGCCTGCATTTATTGTAAAAGTGTTGCCTGTAGGCACCGTAAGTATTTCAAACTCAGCGTTAAAATCTATACCATCAACTACGTTTGTTGAGGATCCGTTGTCAAACGTCACAAAAGCTCCCACTTCAGCATTATGACCAGAGTCTGTTACAGTTACAGTTGCAGAGCCACTTGATGTTGCAAATGGATTAGTTAAAGCTTGTGTTTCCCTAAGTGGTGTTATGTCATAAACCTTACCCTCAGAAAAAATATAAAGCTTTCTATCTGTTCCTAAAGCTAAATACCTTGTGCCGTCCAAACCTATCCATGAATGAGTATCCCTTACTACACCAACCACTGTAACATTAGGATTTGGAAGATTAGTCCATCCACCCCATCTTTCAGGTTTACCGTAGTGAAATCTAACAAAATCAGAATCAACATACTTACGCTCATCACCCGCAGAATATGCTGTATCTTGCTTATCAATACCTGGACGAAACTTTAAGTCAACTAATTGCATGTGGGAATAATAAATTACTTATTGTTTTGTGGCAAGAATTGAGTTCCAACATTGCCTCTAAATGCATAATTTCCGTAATGTGTCATGCCACTCATTATATCCGCGTATATTTTACCTCCCATATTTTGCCATAAACGGCAGAAAGCATAATCCTCTGAGAGATATCTTTTAGTTTGTGGCTCAATCATAGTGTCAAAAAAAGTGTAATTCCAATCAGATGTTTTATGATAATCAAACTCTTTTTCGTGAGATTGATTAATATGCTGATCGGGGACAAACTTAAGTTCTGGATAAACCTCTGCCATTCTTACAAATACGTCTCTTTTAATCAACATAAAACCAGATGGGCCATCCATGACCTCTATGAACCCTTTTTCTAATAAAATATTTTCAGGATCTTTTACGTTTAAATTATATTGTAATGAGGCTGCCAATAACTGATCCTCAGACATATCAGGGTTTTCTTTCAATCTTTTTTTGACCTTAATCCAATCAATAGTTTTTCTAGGATAAATGCCTGTGACGACATCCTTATCATAATCAATCATTCTTATTACTGCCTCTGGATTAAAAGCCAAATCAGAGTCTATAAATAAAAGATGAGTATAATCACCATCCATAAATAATTGCACTAAAGTGTTTCTAGCTCTAGTAATTAATGACTCATTACCGATTGTTCCAAACTGTAATTCTATTTTTTTAGATGCAGCTAAAGCAACAAGTTGCATGCAACTTTTAAAATAATCTGCTGTTATCATGCCACCATAACAAGGGGTGCCTATAAATAATTTACTTTTCCCCATCATAAGGATTCCAATTTTTTACATATTCACCCATAAAATTTGCAGCTAAAGTAATTCTTGTTTGATCACTTGTATTTGGTGACACAGAATGTGTCTGACATCCAGTAAAAAAAATTACACTACCCTCTTTAGGTTTTACTAATTTAATATTAGCGTCTTCGTTTTTTTTGCGTAACCGAAATCTATCATTTCTGTGAAAAAAGAAATTACTAGGAGAGTGTTCCGATGAAACATAATAAACAGCAGAAAGTAAACAATTATGTTCGTGCTCTTGCGCCCATTGATTCTTATCAAACCAGTTTATCCAGCCGTCAATCGGACTTAGTTTAGGAGCCTCCCAGCCCTCCTGTTCTATTGATTTTGTAATAGTAGCAGCAATTATTTCTATAATATTAAAAACTGCAGGATACCTTGCAAAAGAATCCCAAGCTGTTTTGTGAGCTCGCACAGGTCTGTCTTGAAAATTCTCTGTGCTAAAATTATGTATAGCTTTGTTTTTCTCAACTAAAACTATGTTTTCTATTTCTTTCTTCCAATGCTCGTGATCCGGCATCATAAAAGACCAAACGTAATCTGTAAAAACTTCTTGTTTATCTACTTTAATTTCCATACTTAACCTCCAAAAAAACCAAAAGATGCCACGATTCTAGGTGTTATAGATATAGCTTTGTGTCTACTACCCCTTGAAACAAACAATAAATCACCTTTTTCTATTTCATAAAAATTATCCTCTACCTTATAAACGGTTTTCCCATACAAACCCAGTAGAAAAACATCCTCTCTGTCCACATGAGATGGACCAGAATTTGATGCGAAAGAATAAAACAGTCTACAACCATCCTCTTCATTAAAATTATATTGAAAAGTTTTTCTTAAAAAATTTAAAATATAAACAAAAGGAGAGTAAGATCCGTCAACAGGAGTCGACCAAGTTTTTTCGTATGATCCGCCATGATCAACGGGACATGTGTAATGCTCAATAAAACCGATTAGAAAATTAAAATCATAATCTATTTCTAAATCTGTGAATTTTTTTATGTGCGTTGTTTTTTTATCTTTTATTGTCTTAAAATTATCTGAATTAATTAACATATTTGTATATTAGATGATATTATAATTCTTTCACCGTCATGATAATTTTCACCTTTATGTAATAAATTACTTGGAAAAATTATAAATTTGCCTACTTCAGAGGGTAAATCAAACTGATCTTCCATGCTCGTTAAATTAGGACTATGAAAAGTTGTGCCACCTATGGCAGATAAATATAAAATACTTGAAAAGTTATTGGTCCCACCGTTTAAAAAATTTGCGTGTTTATGTGTATCATGAACACTATTTTTATTATAAAAGGCCGTCCAATATTCAAATACATTAAAAGTATTGAAACGATTTACCATTGAGTACATTAGTTTTTCATACTCATGCAGTTGTATTGGATTATTGTAATCTGAATAATAATCACCAACTCCTCCATGATTAGAAAATACTAGACTTCTTTTTTTTATTTCTTCTTTTTTTAGTAGCACTTCATTTATCAAAGGCTCTATCTCCTTGTTTGTAAATTTAAAAACAAATATTTTTGTACAAAAAAGTTCTAAATTTTTATCTTGTTGCATACTCTACTTTTAAAAATTCATCGACTATTTTTTTAGGCTCAATCTCAACACAGTATGGGTACTCTGATGTTATATTAGTATTGTTTTCATAACCAAACATTTCTGGTTTTGATGTGCCCCAAAGCACAACACCCTTTTTATTAAATGATTTATTTGCACACATATGTTGTAATGCGCTATCAATAGATATGAAAGATACACAATATTTAGCAAGTATCAT